ATTTCCTGACTTAAATATTGATACGTTCGTATCTGTCCTAACATATAGTTGTATTTTTCCATATTGTCAACACCTCCAGATGCCATGGCTGATACCATATCATCGTGTCTCATCTTTATTATTTTTCTTATCTTTTCTATAAATGTCATTTCGTCCATTACATTTCCTTCCTTTCTATATGAAAACTTTTTAATGCTTCAAGTTTTTCTTCTGCGTTTGCAATTTTCTCAAATTGTTTATCTAGTTCATCTAGATGCTGCGGATGCTCGCCGATTCCGACCGGATTCTCTAAGAATATTTTAATGATTGCATGGGCTTCAGCTACTTCTGCTTCATACCTTGCTTCTAATGCGTCTAATAAAGCTTGTCTCATTAACAGTCCCATTTCCTCAATGATTTATTAATTCTACTATTGGGATCTCTTGCTGTTTTTGCTGAAGTTAATTTCTTTTTCATTCCACCCATACGAGCGCAAAATGATTTTCTTCTCGAACTTGTTTTAGATTTTGTCGGTGCTTTAAGTGTACCACCTTTATAACTAGCACGACCTTTAGCATTCAATCCACCTGATTTGGATTTACCTTCTTTTCTAGTCCAAGCTGCAGAAGCCATTATTTTTTCTTTTTAGGTTTCTTTGCAGTCTTAGCTGATCTTACGAAGTTAGCTTTTGTTGGTGCGCCTTTAGTTCCAGGTTTTCTCATTTTCTCACCTGAGCCAGCAGCGATTCTCTTTTTTTTCGCGTGAATATTCGCGTACAAACCACGTTTAGCCATTATGCTCTACCACCTTTTTTAGCAACCATTCTTTTTGGATTGTATCCAAATTTTTTTGCTAACTCGGGTTTCTTTTTAGCTAGTTTAGCTAGTCCTTTGTTTTTACTTTTGCTTATTGGTTTTCCCGTCATATTATTTTTCCTCCATTACTTTGTTGCAATCTAAACAATACTCTACTACTTTTTTAGTATGAGTATTTAAGTGTTCACACATAGATTGAGTTGTGCAAGCACATCTTCTTCCAAATAATTTTTCTATAAGTTTCTTAAACATTATTTTTTAGTTTTCTTTTTCTTTTTAACTTTTCCGCCTTTTTTATACATAGCACCACCGGCCATACCCATATCTGATGGATAATAACCAGAAGCCATGTCTTTTCTAGCAGTGTTCATAGAACCACCCATGTTTCTTTTTTGTCTATTTCCGTAATCATTTCTCATAATATTATCTCCGTTGTTATTTATTCTTTATCAGATGTGTTGCCTTAAGTCCATAGACGCTCGCAATTACTCCGACAAAAATTGTTTGATACCAAAGCGGTAAATTTCCAAAGTGCACAAAGAATAACTCCATTTTCTCCATGTGTACAGGATTATCTGACCAGACAGACCATCCCAACATTACGATGGGGACCGAAAGTAAAAGCAAAATAAATTCGTCTTTCCAATCTGATTGTCTAGATTCTAATAATTTTCCCTGGTAAGCTTCCGCACCAGTAGCCATCTTTTCAGCGTGCATTAACTGCGCGTCTGACATAGCCATCTTTGTTCTTTGCTTGTTAGCGTAAATTTTACTACCAGCAGAAACGGCTAATTTAATTGCCGATAACCACATGTTAATACCACTTAACGGAAGATTTCTTTGAAGCAAGCATTCTCTTTTGTCCACCAACTTTATTAATAGTCGGTTGTCCTAAAGGTGCTTTAATCTCTACTTCTTTTGAAAATCCATCTGAGTTAATGTTACATGTATTAGTACCATCTGCTCTAGGTGTATCTGATACAACAGGACCAACATATCTTGGATTGTTTTTTGTAAAAAAGTCTTTTGGTTTCATATTTTTCTCCTATGCTATTATTATATACTATCTTCTTGGACCTTTCAAGATCCTAACGTCCATTTGTTTCATAAGGTCATTTTCTCGTTTAGAGTCAATACCCATCTGTGTTTTTTCCAAAGAAGTGTCTGCTCTAAGTTCTGCTAACTCTTCATTTTGCTCTAATTTGTCTTCATGTTGGTTTTGATTCATCATAGCCTTCATTTTATCTATATTTATACGTTCTTGACCTTCATCTATTTTTCTTTGGTCGTCCATAGCTCTTAAATCAAGTTCTCTAGACTTTAATTTTGCAATTGGATCGTTTGCCATGTCACCCATAATTTTATTTTCTTCTTCCATAAATTCTTGGGTCATTTCAGCAATTAATTTAGCTTTTCTAGACTCCATAGCCATAGACATTTGCATCATTTGTTGTTGAACCTGTGGATTTTGTCCCATTTGAGGATTTTGTTGGATTTGTTGTTGAAGTTGCATCAATTGTCCAAGTTCTTCTCTCATTTCAACTTCAATTTGCTCTTGTGCCATCAAAGAAATGTGTTCAAAGATATTTTTTTCTAATGCACCAAGTACAACTGGGTTATTTCTAGCTAAACTAGTCGACATAAAATTTAAATGAGTTGTAATATGTGCTTGGTGGTCTTGTCCTTTGAAAGCTTGGAACGGTTTATTAGACATTGACATAATATTTTCTTGTGCTGGGTCTATTGGTGCCGGTTGTTGTGGTGGTGGCAATATTTGATCAATATTTTTTACACCAATTGCTTCATACATGTGTCTGTATGCTTCATATAAATTATGCATTTGTGGATTTGACTGTGCAAGTTGTAATTCTGTTTGTGCAAGAGATATTCTTTGCGATTGAGAAAAAATATTTGGATCTGCAACAGGTAAAATATCTACCTTGTCATCAAAATCTGCAACCTTAACATTTTTTTGTCCACCAACAACATCATAAGGATATTCAGGTGGTAAATAAGTTTTAAAAACTCCTGCCAATAAATTAAATTCGCTTTTCATAGCCACATACAATCTTTTATGTATGGCTGACATGACCCTAGAGCCTCGCTCTAATAGGGCTATAGTCGTCCCAACAGCTGCTTGCTGGTTGCCGTCCCCGACTTGCATGTCAGCGATGGCGGCAAATCGTTGCCCTGCCGAAACCACTACACCCATCAACTGCAATAAAGTCTGTGAAGGTTCTTTAAATGGTAAAGGCATAAATGCATCCTTAATGTTTCCACCAGGTGCATCGACATCTCTGAATTCGCCAGGCTGTATTGACTGAGCCTCATCTCTAACACGTATTCCACGTTGTTTAAATCCTGAAGGCAAGTTACTTAAAGTACCTGCGTCCAATAATTGTCTTAATGCAGTGGTTGCTGTTCTAGACAGTCCACCGATCATATGAATTAAACCAAAACCATAAAAACCCATTCCAGGTAAAAATTTAAAGTGTACAAAATAATCCTGTCTTGCTTTAGTTGGATCTTCTGCACTATAGTTTCTTCTAATTGATAATACTTCTCTACTTCCAAGTTCTATTGTTACAATGTATGGAAGTTTAATTCCTGTTTCATCTCCACCAGTATCTTTATCTTCAAATCCTTCTAAATCTAAATCTGTGTGTATTTCTAAAACAGTAAAGACATCCTCGTCTCTAGTTCTTTTAACACCTTCTAGTTCTCTTTCTTTTTTTTCTACTTCTGTTTCTTCATTGTAGCCAGGTGTAAGTTCTATATCAACATAGAACCCTGCTACTTGTTTTTTTCTTAAATCATTCTCTGACATTTTAATGACATGAATAATAGCTTCCGCATCTTGTAAAGATGTTGCCGTATAGGGGACTAACAGGTCGTCAGCTGGTACAAACTTTGAAACGGCTCTTCCAAGTAGTTCATCGTAATAAACTTTCTTAAACGAAGAGCCGCTAAGAGGGAGATAAAAAAGCATTTGATCGAACTCGGGTTCGTACTCTTTCATCACGTCCATGAGTTGATAGTTCATGAATTCTTTAACACGTTGTGCTTGGTCTTCTTTTTGTCTACTAGCTAAACCAATAGTTTGAGTATGTACTGGTCCTGTAGCTGGTAATAATTCCTTGTAAGCTTGCGCTTGAAACTGTGTAACTGCTTCTGCAAGAACTGGGTGAGTTGCACCACTAGCTCCTTGAAAGGGTTGAGTTGGGTTTTCGTATTTAAATCCTAAAAGATCTAAACCTTTTGTATAACTGTCTTCCCAATCTTTTCTTGCAGATTTGTATGTTGAATAATTTTCTGCTAGGTCTGAGCCTAGTTTTCCTAAGACTGATTCAGGCAATAATTCTGCTAAGTTATCTCCGTGACCTTCTCCGCCCTCTTGATTAACTGCTGCTGGGTCAAAATTAATTGTAGCTCCACCATCTTCTTCTTGAACTACATCAATGTCCTCAGGACTAACTTGTTCCTCAGCTACTGACTGTTCTGCTAATGCTACTTCTTCGTCGTTAGGTATTTTAAGTTCTGTCTCTACGTTTGGTAGAGCTTTGTCCATATCTGCCATTTATATTCTCCGAGTTC